CATGGAGAAGCATGGGGTGCGACCTTCGCACATGAGGCAATCGATGGAGAAGATCATTGCAGGGGTCTTCATTCCCGATCGATTCGATGTGGAAGCAGCGAAGATGATGGCAAGCAATACCGTCGCCAATATCCAAGACGAGTATCATGACGCAGGGCCCAAGAACGGTTGGAGCCGGGTCTGCGACATGTTCAGGTTTGGAAATGGGAGACGAGGTACGTCACGGGTCCCCCCCGTGACGGGGCCTCCATGAGGAGGCCTTGGCGCGATTGATGGTGTGAGTCACGTGACTAGTTTACGTGACCCAAGGCTGCACGTCAATCGACACGCCAGGGATACAGTCAAGCCCCGCAGGTTGCACTCTATATCGGAGTTGTCTGGCAACCTTACCCTGGGGGTCAATAATGCAGACATAGGAACAGCGGAGTGTGCGTTGCTGACACGCATGTATTACTGCAAAGTAGGTGAAGACTTTGTGGCTCCGCCTCCCGTGGACAAAGGGTTGTTCACGGATCGACTGGCCAAATTCAAAACGGAGTTGTTTAAGAGAGTTAGAAGACCCACCAAGAGTACATCCCAAGAGATTGTGGAAAGTTACACTGGTCGGAAACGTACAATCTATGATAACGCTATGAAAGGGTTGGTTGAATTGGGATTGAGTAGAGACGACGCACGCTCCGTCATGTTTGTGAAGATGGAGATGGTCAATCCGGAGAAGGCACCTCGGTGCATTCAACCACGTAATCCAAGGTATAACTTGGCACTCGGTAGGTATATCAAGCCTGCCGAGCATCGCATATACGATGCCATCCGGCGAGTGTATGGCGATGGGCCAACGGTTATGAAGGGATACAACGTGACCCAGATTGGGGCCATTGCAAGAGGCAAGTGGCGAAGTTTCATTAAACCAGTGGCGATCGGGCTTGACGCCACGAAATTTGATATGCATGTATCACCAGAGGCACTCGCATGGGAACATGGGGTGTACACGGACCTCTATGGTGGGGACCGTGAACTGAAACGCTTGTTGAGGTGGCAGATGGACAACAAGGGCGCATCGTACTGTGAGGATGGTAGTCTCAAGTACACGGTGCGAGGGAAACGTTTCAGTGGTGACATGAACACAGGGTTAGGCAACTGTCTGCTCATGTGTGCCATGGTCTACGCGTATGCGGAGAGCCGGGGAGTGGCAATCAAATTACTCAACAATGGTGATGACTGTGTAGTCATGATGGAATCAGAGGATATGGATAAATTCAACAGAGGTCTAGACAAGTGGTTTATGGAGATGGGCTTCCGCATGGTGGCGGAAGCGCCAGTCTTTGAACTGCACAAGATAGAGTTCTGTCAAATGCATCCAATCGAGATTGGAGATGAATGTAGGATGGTGAGGAATATACCAACAGCGTTACGCAAAGATACGTTATCAGTCCACAACCTCAGAAATGCAGCCACTAGGGAGAAGTGGTGCACAGCTGTGGGTACATGTGGATTGTGGTTAACAGGTGGCGTGCCTGTTGTGCAGGATTTCTACCAAACATATCAGCGCATAGGATGTATGCGGCAGAGTAAGATCTTGAATGATCCCACTTTCGCCACGGGCATGCGTTTAATGTCAAAAGGTATGGTGGAGCATTACCGTGAACCGGAGGCCTGGACGAGAGTTCAGGTTTTTGAGGCATGGGGCATTACTCCCGACGAGCAGACGGAGCTCGAGTCCTACTATAGAGAATACATCCTCGATTCAACACTCATCAACGAAGACACACACAATCACAACAGATTGTTAGATGCCGTGCTGCCGTAAAGGCACCGATATTTCACACAATCACAAAGAGACAGTTTAAAATATCAAAACAAAATAAACAATATAAAATGGTTAAAACCAAGAAGAAAAATGTGGTGGTGCAAATCAGGCCGCGGCGAACGACAAAATCTGTCAAACGCACCACAAAGAAATCCAACGCACAGGTTAGTGCGATTGGTCAAGCGCTTCGGGCGCTTGGAGGAATCGGAG